AAGGCTATGCTGGCCTGATTGGAATGGTCCGCTAGTTGATTATGAATCAATCGATGGATATTGCGAAGTTGGCATGCCTATTGTCTATTCAATCACCAATGGCAAAAATGGCTACTACTACATGGCACCGTGCCGCATCATCTCAATTTCAGACGATGGCTTAGAAGTTATTGCTGAAATAGCATATGAAGAAGATTCAACGTGCTATCACATGAATGGCAACCAATTAAAGCTCAAAATAACTGACGTTTGGGCTCCAGTAAGAATGCTAAATGATAGCATTAAAAATCAAAAACAATTAGAACATGAAACATCAACATGCTGATCAAATGCTTGCTTATGCGCAAGACGCACAAACCAATGAGGAGCCATGGGCGCTTTGGGAATTCCGCTGGAATGACGACCCAAAAGATCAATGGATGAACGTTTTACAGCACCCTGGATGGAGATTAGATGCAGAATATCGACGTAAAGTAAAAACTATACGCATTGGCAATTTTGACGTTCCTGAACCATTGCGAGTTGCTCCAGGAAAAAAGACAGTTTATTTTTATCCTGATGTTATAAGTAGTAACTTGGTTGCTTCATACTCATGGCTCAACGATGAAATTGATAATACATTGCTTGAACGTAGAGTAGTTCATTTAACTAAAGAAGCAGCTAAATTACATGCCGAAGCATTACTTTCACTGTCTAAACCCGTTTAATAACAATCCTCACTATTAAAGAAAACAACCAAAAACTTAAATAAAAAACTATGAACACATCAATCATCATCCCCGGTAAAATTACCTCAGTTGCTCCAAAACCAACCAAAGCTCAATTAATTGAAGCATTAGTTGAACGGGCAAGAAAACAAATTACTTCAGGCTTACAGAAGAAGGAATTGAAAAAGTCATCTCTCTTTTAACCGTATATAAACCACCAACTTTAGCCGACTAAACTCAAAACAAGTTCCTTGGGGAGTTATTGTAAATACTATGAAAACAACACAATTTATCACACCGACGGTAATGGACCCGAAGTCCTGGCAAATGATTGGCATCAGCGCTAAGCCAAACTCAGACAACCCCATCGGCATGTTCGGCACAGGCTTAAAATATGCCATTGCCATTTGCTCTCGTCTTGGATGGAGCATCGAAATATTAACAGTGGAAAACGGAGAAAAAAAGCTCTACAAGTTTGATACAATCGAAGAACCATACCGCGGCACAATCCTTAATGTTATCACATGCAACGGCGATAGACTGCCGTATACATCCATCTACGGCCAAGGATGGGATAACTGGATGGTTATGCGAGAGCTCTACAGCAACACTGTTGACGAGAATGGCTACATGACCTTCTACGATGATCGTGAAGAGCTTAATGACAACTCAACTTGCGTAACCATTTTCAGCGATGAATTTCATGATATCGCAAACGAAAAAGACCTTTACATCCTTCCAGATCGAAAACTTTCAGAAAAGCCACCAAATATTGAACTTCTTAGCGGGAAGTATAGTGGAAGAGTCTATTTTAAGGGAATTTACGTAGGCAAATCAAATATAATCAGCTACGGTTATAGCTTCAATGAAGTGAAGATAGCGCTCACAGAAGACCGGACAATTAAATCAATTGATTCTGTTCTTTACGATATTGCGTGGCACTTTCAATCAAGCCACGATGCTGTCGAAATAGAAAAAATACTATTAGCCAAAGAAGAGCTTAAATCAGTTCATTTCTATGGAGTATCATACTGGAGCTCTACATTCAAAGAAGTTGCTTATCGGTTGTATTCAGAATGTCCCACAAAGCTCAATATCTCTGTCTTTAAGGCAATTAATGAAAATAAAGACAAAGAGTTTACAATTGTCCAAATGTCTGTAAGTGAAGAGCTAATGCTTGCCAGCTCGATTATGGCGCTGAAAAAAGCTGGCTTCAATACCGGTTTTCCAGTTGTCAAAATTGAAAACAACGATGAAAGTAATATTGCCTTTGTCACCAACAAAAAAGTTCACTTAACAGAACGAAGCTTCACTAGGGGATTAGAATTCCTTACTAGCACTCTCATTGAAGAATTTTCTCATTGCCAGGGCTTTTACGATAACGACATAGCTTACGAGCAACATCTGTGTAATGAGTTGGCCCGGATGGTTCTGTCGCACCAATCAGTAATGGAGCAATTCAATAAAATCAGAGCGCCGCAGACAGCTCGAGAAATTGAAATTGGTCAATTGTTCTAATGTCGATTTTTACAATAAAGGCTGGACTGCCGCTTTAGACTGGCTAAAAACAATTCCTAAATAATATGAAAAACAATTCCGTTATCTCACTTCCTTCTCCATTTGCTCGCGCATTAGCAGCCAGCGAATATACCAAAGGCAAATCAGACTTCACTGTAACACAGTTAATTTCTCCTCCGCAACGCACATGGCTTGCAGTAAATAATCAAAAAATCACGGACGAGTATGCCTCATTCATGGCGCTCCTTGGCACGGCCGTTCACTCGGTGCTTGAAAAATACACTCATGCCGAAGAAGGGGAAATGGCAGAGGTTCGCAACTTCTGCCAAATCCGGGTCAAAGGAACAGAAGTCTCCATATCAGGCCAAATGGACTACTGGAAAGACAAATGCCTCTATGATTACAAAGTTACTGGCGGCGTTCAGGAAAAGGCAAAAGACGAGCACTACAAGCAAGTGCAGATGAATGCTTACCTTGCCAACAAAAATGGCATCCATTGTGAGTATGTAGGAGTTGTTTACTTCCAGCGTGATTGGAAATACATGCAGTCAAAATCTGATCCGTCTTATCCTAAAACTCCACTCAAGGTGTTTGTCCACCCATACAACGAAAGTGAGGCTCTTGCGGAGATAGAAAAGGACGTTCTAGATCATTATGAGGCTTCTGTGGGTAATCCACGCCAATGCACTCCAGACGAGCAATGGGCAAAGCCTGACACGTTTGCGGTGAAAAAGCCTGATGCAAAACGAGCTCGCCGCGTATACGAAAGTGAACGTGAAGCTATTGCCGATCAGAAGACAGGCGAAATCATAGAGAAAAGACCAGGAGAAAAAACCTACTGCGACTCATTCTGTGGATTTGCTAACTGTTGCCCTCAATACAAAGCAGAAACTATAATTAAGTTGCCGACTGCTTAAAAAAAGAATAACATTTTCAAACCCCAATCAACTACAACTAATAAAAATACATGTATTCAACAATCCATCAAATACTGAATCTGCCAGAAAAAGGAACAGCAATGAGCCTTGGTCCAGTAGAAGTAACCGCCGTATTCCCTCCATCACAGTCTAAAAATGGGAAGAGCTACAAAAACATCATGGTGCAAGATTCTAGCGGCAAAGCTAAAATGGCATTGTGGGAATCTGCTTGCAACTTGACCATTAACAAGGGAGATACCATTTCCTTGCTTGGCACGTTCAAGAAGAATGAATTCAATGGCAATGTCAGCATTCAAACAAGTGATGCTCGCTTTGCTCAAGGAGCTGCCGACACACAACCAGTTGGACGCGATGCCGGCCCAAGCCATCCAGCGCCAAATGCTAATCCCAACAAGCTGACTATTTCAGAGTTGGCAAAACAATGTGCTTTGTTCACCTATGAGCTACAGGAAGCACTGGCAGCACTTGAAATCAAAAATGATGTCATTGCGGAGATTGTGAAAAGTGGTCCTCAAATCGCCGCTCTTTGGTGGTTTGGTGAGCGTAGCCTGAAACCGGACGTTGACAGCACAATTGAGCCTGACGGAGACAATCCTTACTGAAATGAATTAACGCGTCAGTGGAGACTGTTTTGCGGTCTCAAGACGTAATCAAGTAGCGGCTGTAGCTCAATTGGATAGAGCATCTGAATTCTAATCAGAGGGTTACAGGTTCAAATCCTGTCAGCCGCACACTTTCAAAAAACAATGAATAAAACACCATTAACTGACGTAGAACTACGTTGCAGCACTTGTGGCAGCAAATCTACTGCAGCAGAAGTAAATGCTGATATTGAAAGATATTACTGCAATCAATCCCTTTCTTTTATCAAATTCCCTGAACTTGGAATTGGAGAAAAAAACATGGATCAATTAAAAAAACTCACCTTCCTATGTGAACTCTGCCATGAAAAAGAACGTTCCTAAAAAAAAATCACCAAAAAGAAAAAAACCAGTAAAGCGTGACGGGTTAGACCGTCCTTATTCTAATGGAGAATGGACCAGCTCTAGGTTTTTTCAATTCATAAGGACATCATTAAGACAAGCATCAGCGCGATGGGCTCCTCGCTTCAAATGCCTTGCTAATGCCTATGCGGTTACCAAAATAAACAAATCGTCAGGAAGGCTAGCAAAACACTATACTTGCGCAATTTGCAGAAATGTATTTCCACAAAAAGAAGTAAGCGTAGATCATATTATCCCCGTAGGGACGCTTCAAAAGTTTGATGACTTACCAGATTTTACGAGAAAGTTGTTTTGTGAAATAGATGGGTTAAGGGTTCTTTGTAATCCTTGCCATACAGAAGTAACCAATCAGCAAAAACAATCTCCGAACAGCAAAGTTAACCCGTGCTGAAAGGATCGGGTTCAGCGACCTGTTCTACTTGAATTCATTTACCCAGCAATTTTCTGGAAATTCAAATTCTCGATCATCTGCTTTAATGACATCAGCATGAAGCCAAACTTTCACCCCTAAAAAGCAATTACAAATTTCACAATTATCATTGGTAAAAGTTTCGTGAACAGGTGTATCCATGAGCATTTTCGCAATATCAGCGCATCCGTGGCATCCAGACAAGAATCCGCGGCTTGGACACTGAGAACAGATTGCGGTGCGTCTAAGAGCCTCTGTAGCGTCAACACAAGGCAATCCTGATGTCCATCTCTTTTTTAATGTCTTAATATACTGCGCTGCATCCCCAAAGGTCAGTCTCCGAACTGACTTTGTGCCGAGTCCTGTCACCAATCTAGAGTTTTGTTCATACACAAGAGTCAAAAACTCATCCCTTTCTTCAAATACAACTTTATTTTCAATGAGTGCTTGGCGAGCATCTCCAACAAAAATTGCTTTCCCCTTCCATGTGATTCTAATGGGAGGATTGATTGATATACCAGAAGGTTCCATGAATCAAACCTTACAACAACAAACTATTAAAACAACAACATTATGTCTCATTTAATAAAAGAACGCGATATTCAAGCAGGTCTTTCGCAAGCGTGGCACGGCTTGACGACTCTTGAACAAGTAATCACACGTGAAAACTCCATGCCTTACGAGGTTGTGGAATGTCCCATCTTCTACAAAAAGCCAAATCCGGCTATTGGTGAAAGCGAATACATTGAAGACGAGGAATTCAAAATTCTCCTTGCTAATGATGACTGGCTTCCTGTGTCTCAACCATACGCGTCAAGCTACACACCGTCTTCTATTGCTATGTTTTGGGAGATTATCCGCAAAGGCATGGGTGATACTCCCTATGTTATTCATTCTGCTGGTTCAGTTGATAACCGTGGTAAGATTTTTGCTTCTCTTAAAGTGAGCGAAGGTTTTGAGGTTGCTGGTCGGAAGTTTGATGACTACATCACTATTTTGGACTCTTTTGATAAAAGCATGTCTCTCACCGCCAAATACACTAACATTTGCACAGTTTGCAATAACACTTTCATGGCAACACTTGGCTCCGGTCAAACCATTGGCAAAGCAAAGCACTCTCAAATGCTTGAACTTAATGTCTCCCGACTTACTGATGCCATTGATCAATTTGCAGGGACTTCCAATCTCTTCAAAGCTATGCTTCAACACGCAAGTGAGAAGCCATGCTCTAAAGACGAAGCTAAAGCTTGGTCTGCTGGTATTCATGGCCGCAACATGGACCGCGGATCAAATGGACTCACTCAAAAAGCTGCGCGTATTGGAGAACTGTTTGAATCTGGCAAAGGAAACGTCGGGCAAACTCGTCTTGATGCGTTCCAAGCATTCACAGAGTTTGAGACGCATGAAAGCTCAAATCGGAAAGAAGCTGGTGCTCAAGCCTATGCAAGCACATGGGGAGCTTCTGCAGCTGCCAAAACAATTGCCGCAACCCGCTTTGTTGAAGACTGGGATAAGAACGTCAAACTTGGGACTCGCTTATTAGAAGACAAGTCTGCAATGGTTTTAGCTGGCTAAATTAAAAAACAAATCAAATGAAAACATTATCAGCAAGAAAAGAGACTATTCATTTTGACAGAATGATAAAAGGTAACGAAAGTGAAAATTTATGCGTAATGGAAATGATGGTTGTGAGCGTTGTGACAGAAGGATTTACAAGAATTCAGTCAGAATATGCATCTCCTCAGTATCAAGAAGAATTAAAACCTGTTGATGCTGTTTATGTAGAAGGAAAACTGTTCAGAATAGGAACAACTCAAGGAGGCGGGAAAGAATGGTTAAGCTGCACGTTACCCCCTGGTTACGACCCTAGACCTAAACAAGATGAAGTTGAAAAAGCACTGTATTCAGCTTTGAAAAACTTGGTAGATCGCCAATTGATAAAAAACACGCGTGGTGATCATTATGAAGAAGTTACAAAAGCGCTAACCGCATACAGCCTCCACTATTACAAACCTCGTAAATGCGGGGCAAATGCTGCGCTTCTAGAAGCATGTAGCGAGGCTTTAAGCTACATTAAGAGCATCACTATCCTTGAACACGGAAACCCCACTGTTGGGCGCGTGTGGGCAAAACTAGAATCCGCAATTAACCTTGCAACAAAAAAGCAATAGGATAAAATTTAAAACACACGACACACACAATACAATATGATGGAAATTTACTTTGACGAAGTTCTACTTGATGAATCAGAAATCGCATACATAAGTGAGGAGTATTCCGTTCCCTATGACATTGCTCAAGAATTGATTGCGGCTTACAAAATCAACAAACCCATTTCAGAAATGGCATACAGCGGAGTCTTAAGACAACGAGTGAAAACATTCATTTCCTTACTATCAAAAAAAGACCCGCTTGCCATAGACGAAAGTAAGTTTGCCAAAGCCACTGATATAAGCCTAGTCAGAATTCCAGAAGCGCACCAAGAGCTACCAGAAGAATCTGAGCCTGTTGTGTGGGATGACGTAAGCACAGAGAAAGCAACACAAGTTGCAACAATGATGCAAATTGTCACCGACCCAATCTCAGAGTTCTTCACTATCCGCGAAGGCGGACAGGCAACACTCCGGGCAGACAACCCACCAACTCTACCACAAGCCTACCAAGTCATTGATCGCATCTTCGTTGCGCGTGATTTAACCAATAAAATTGATGACTATTCCACTTGGTTACTTGGAAGCATTACAGCAGAACTGGAAAACTATTTTGGTTCACAATTTGAAATCAGCCAAGTCGGAGAGATTTCAGAAAAAGCCTACAACACTATCGTTACTGCCGTTGGGGTGTTTAAGGAATACAATGGAAACAAATATGCCTTGTCATTCAGTCACCACAAAGAAGCTTTCTACTCTAAAATCCCCAAAGAAGACAAACACACTATTCTTGCAAAAGCGGAAGCCATCCAACTGTCTGCTAAAGACGTTCGATCGCTCGCCAGTTTAAGTAAAAAGATTGGAATGGAGTCCATAAAATTACTTACAGACCAGCAACAAGCGAAAGACTTGATTGCTTCTTGCAAAGATGCCACAGTAGATTATATCGTCTGCGGCGAAAATAACATATGGAAGAGAACCAAATCAATGATGCCCCAAACGGGAAAGATAGTAATCAATTTGAAGGACAACACAATCCAGATAGGAGAGCTGAAGCTGAACCTTCAAAAATAGAACTGCAAAAAGCCCTGGCTTACATTAACGGATTAAGCTCCGTTCTTCAAAGCGAAATGGCCGAGCAGTATGTCATTGATGGAGGAGACAAAAAAGTAATTAACGAGTTTGCTGCGCTTCCTGAAAACGTTGCATGCGAAAGGCTTAGGCAAACAATAGTTGTGTTCATGGCTGCAATGCCATTTGCTAACACTATGGGAATCAATTTGATTGTCACTCTGATTGGAACAATTGGTAAAAAAATTGGTTCTGATGAAATTGTTGAGATTATTGGCTCAATGAATGAAGACATACTTTCCAGTTAAAACAACATTTTAAATCTATGAGCGACCACAAAAACATTTACGACCTTAACGAGATTAAGGAAAAGCTAGAACACCGCATTGATGAGTTTGTCCTCACCTTATTCCCCAACGCCAAGAAAAACACAGGGTGCTATAGAATTGGTGATATTGACGGCAATGCAGGGGAAAGTCTCTCAATCTCGACAAAGTCATACAATATTGGGCAATTCTATGACCATGCTAACCCTGCTTGCAAAGGGAGCGCATGGAAGCTAGTTTCATTGTGCAAAAACATGAATATCCCTGCCAGCATTGCTTGGCTTGGCAACTTTCTTAATATTGCGCCGATTCAAAACTTTGCTGGCTCTACACAGTCAACAAACTATAAGCAACTTGGTGAATCTCTGCGCGAGTTAACTCCTGAGTGCATTGCTTACGCCGCTACTCGGAAGATTAGCAAAAAGACACTCGATGTCTATTCAGTAAGCAGCGGTCCTAAAGGTGAATTTGTATTTCCTCATTATGACTGCAATCTCAAGCTTGGCTTAACCAAGCATTGGGAAGCTGACGACAAGAAGACAATGTGGACAAACACCAATCCAATCCACAGCTTGTTCGGAAAAGACGTTTGCGACCCGTCAAATACTGATAAACTAATCATTGTCGAAGGTCAATGGGATGCTCTAGCCATGTATGAGGCCGGCATACCAGCGGTTTCAATTCCTTCTGGCGTATCCAATATGAATTGGATTAAGGAAGACTACCAATACCTCTCTTACTTTGACACTGTTGTTGTAATGATGGACAACGATGAACCCGGACGTAAGTGTGCAAATGAAATTGCTACGCGTTTAGGAGTTGATCGTTGCATTATTGTATCGCTTCCCCTTAAAGATGCCAATGACATGCTTCGGGCAAATCGTCATGGTGAAATTGCCAACATTATTGAATCAACTGCCAAAGGACAATTGTCCGAGATTGTTGACTCTAATGAAATCAAAGATGAAGTTCAGGAGTTTATCCGAGGCGACTATCTTACTGATGGATTTCCGTTCTTTATTCCTGGATTTGACCTGACATTCAGAAAGCATGAAGTTACCCTATGGTTTGGGCATACCTCACAAGGAAAGTCACAAGCAGTTCAGAACCAAGTGGCTAGTCTTGCTGCAATGGGCATTATGAGCGTTGTAGCGTCCTTTGAACAGCCTCCAGCACGAACACTAGGGTCAATCCTCATGAACATG